ATAGAGAGCAAAGCAAGGTTGCTGATGTTTACTTTAAGAGGCTTACTAAATGAGTGTTAGAGAAAATGTAGCGGCCAATCTGGTGACGCAGTTGCAGGCAATAACCACGCCTAACGTCAAAAAAGTGACGCGTGAACCGTTCGATTTCGACAAGCTATCTAACGCACAGTTTCCCGCGATCCTCGTAAGAACAGCTAACGAGACGCGCGAGGACTCATCTATTGGCGGCAGTATGTCTAGCCGTATGTCTACGGTGGACTATGAGCTAGTTTGCTTCGTCAAGCACAAGAACATCGACACGGCCCGTAACCAGTTAGTGGAAGCTATCGACGAAAGGCTGGACATCGACAGAACGCGAGGTGGCCACGCCATTGATACACAGGTTATTAGTGTAGAGGTGGATGATGGTACAATAGATCCCATTGGCGGCGTGATCGTCACCGTTCGAGTTATCTATCAATATACACGCGGCGACGCGTAATAGGAGAAACAAATGGCTACAAACAAAGGCTCTAGCGGTGTCGTAAAGATTGCCGCATCAGGCGGATCAGTCGCAGTGGTTGGCGAAGTACGTTCATACTCTATCGACACGACTGCTGACACTGTAGAAGACACCGTAATGGGTGACACTGCACGTACTTACCTGCCAAGCCTCACTAGCGCGACTCTTTCTGTAGAGTGCTACTGGGATGACGGCGATGCTCAACAGCTTGTGCTAGACGAAGGCACCGACATCGACTGGGAAATCCACCCTACTGGCACAGGCGCAGGCGAGAAGTATTACGAAGGTGGTGGTGTTGTCACTGCTAAGACAATCACTGCATCGTTTGACGGCATGGTAGAGGCGTCATTCTCTGTGCAGGTTTCTGGCGCGGTAACTGAGTCCACTAACTAATGGGCCTTGCCAAGGAGCTACGAGCGCGTCGCAAGTCGTCGCGTCGTAAGATCGAGGTAGCAGAATGGGCTGACGATCAGGGGCCGTTTGTCCTGTTCTGTCGGCCTATTACCTGTTATGACTTGAATGAACTGCAACGCAAGCATCCGACTGTTTTGCAGAATCCAAGCATCGCGAGCATGGTTGATCTGATCGTGATGAAAGCAGAGTCACAGGACGGCGAAAAGCTGTTTAACTCTGCCGAGGATCGCATTGATCTAATGGGCGAGGAGACAACGATTGTTTCCGAAATCGCTAACCAGATGTTTGGCACGATCGAGTCTGTGGAGGACTTGGCAAAAAACTGAAGGCCGATCAGTCGAGGATGAACCTAATTGCCTTGGCTGATCGGTTACATAAGACGATAGAAGAAGTCGAGCAAATATCGGTTACTGAGTTCCACGAGTGGCTCGCTTACTTCCAACTGATGAGCGAGCAAGCTGATGGCCAGAAATGAACAAATAGGGATTCAGATAAAGGTTTTGGATCTCGCGTCTGCCGCTTTGCGTAAGATGCAAGGGCTATTCAAGGCTTTAACTCGCACGTTTTTTAATTTCAAAACCGCAATCCTAGGCGTTGCTGGCGTCGGTGGATTTGGTTTATTGATAAAGCAATCACTCAATGCCACTGATGCCCTAGCCAAAACCGCTAGTAAAATAGGCACCACCACCGAAGCCCTAAGCGCTCTGCAATACGCAGGCAAACTTACAGGCGTTGAAGTTAACACGATGAATATGGCGCTTCAGCGGTTTAGCCGTAGAGCGTCAGAGGCCGCTAACGGCACAGGCGAAGCTAAAGGTGCTTTGCGTGAATTAAGAATAGACGCAAGTCAGCTTGTTAGATTGCCGCTCGATCAGCAGATGCTTGCTTTGGCAGATGCTTTTGAAAATGCAAAAACTCGTGGTATAGATCCATTACGTTTGGCATTCAAGTTATTTGACTCTGAAGGAACACAATTAGTAAACACTCTGGCGCTAGGCCGTAACGGACTCAGTGAGGTTTTAGGGGAAGCTAGAGCGTTGGGTGCCGTAATGTCTTCAGAGGCGGCGGCAGGCGTTGAAGAAGCAAATGACGAGTTTTTAAAGCTAAATACAATTTTTAAAGGCATCATAGATCAGACGACAGCGGCGCTCGCTCCTGCGCTGGAATACATAGTTGAATCGCTCGTTAAAACCTTAAAATCTTTCGGTGATGCTCAAACTGGCTTTACGGAAGTTGGCAAAACTATCGCCAAATCACTTATATCTGCTTTCGAAGCTGGTGCGCGTGGAATTTTCAATATACTTAATTCTATTATCGTCGGCATCAATAAAGTTAATTCTGCTGTTTTAGAAATAGGTATCAAATATGATCGCGTCGGGCTAAAAGCCTTAGAAGAAGAAAAAGAATTTTTAGAAGAGCTTATAAGAATTCGCAATCTTTCTGCAGAAGAGCAGGATAAAGGACTTACACGCGCAGAAAAAAATGTTTTGATAAGAGCTAAACGTAGAGGCATTATTGAGACTGAAGCCGCCAATATGATATTGGGTATTGAGCGGCAACTAGCGGAAAAGCGTGAACAAATTAGGGAAAGTGTTGACGCAAAATCTGGCATACCAGAATTAAAAATAGAAGATATTTTTGGTATTTCTGAAAACGAATTTGATGAATTTTTTGTCAATCTTAACAAAAAAGTTGGCGATTTTAGTTTACAGCTAGGTAAACCGCCCAAAGGTGCTGAAACCAACATGGTTAACAAGTACCTTGAACAGCTAAGAGCGTTAGATACCAAACTGCCTCAATCAGAGGATTTAGTCGTTAGTTTTGCAAATAATACGATGAACGCCTTTACCACGGGCTTTACTAATGCCATTACAGGGGCGGAAAAATTCAGTGACGCAATACGCAACATGGCTAAATCAGTAATTGATGATCTTATTCGCATGGCGGTTCAGTATTACATCACTCAAAAAATATTCGGTGCTATTGTCGGCGCGTTTGGAGGCGATGCTGGTGCGAGTGCTGGTGCTGGTGCTGGTAGCGGTGGTGGCACTTTTACAGGCATGAGCTTTAACGGCGGAGGTTTTACGGGCTACGGTGCTAGGGCTGGCGGCGTAGATGGAAAAGGCGGCTTCCCTGCTATTCTTCATCCTAACGAATCAGTAATAGATCATACTCGCGGGCAAGGTGCTGGCGTTACCATCGTGCAAAACATTAACGTCACGACAGGTGTACAACAGACGGTACGTGCTGAGATTGCTAACCTACTGCCTCAGATTAGTAACGCGGCGAAAGCGGCTGTGGCAGACTCTAGGATGCGTGGCGGTGGCTTTAGCAAGGCAATGGTAGGTGCATAATGGCGGCATTCCCAAACGTAGGTATTCAAAACATGACGATGCGGCTTCGCTCCGCTACGTCGATCAGCACGTCACCTTTTACCTACGATCAGCAGACGTTCCAGCATCAAGGTGTTAGGTGGGAGGCAGAGGTTACACTGCCGCCACTAACCCGCGCAGACGCTAAACAGGTAGAGGCGTTTTTTGCTTCGCTCAGAGGGCAAGGCCAGACGTTTACTATGGGCAATCCTTTGCACAACGTCACTGCTGTCGGCACGATTACCAGCGGTTCACGCAACACCACAAGCGTGACGGGATCGGTTGCGGGCGCTGTGGCTGGTGATTACTTCGAATTGAATGGCGCGTTGTACATCATCACAGAGATCGCAGAGTCCACATTCGATATAATGCCACCGCTCAGAACGGCCATCACATCGGCCACGTCTATGGACTTCACACTGCCTCAAGGAAACTGGCGTCTAGCCTCTAATGAAATCGAGTGGAACATCAATCAGGCTAGTCTGTACGGTTTCACTTTTGCTTGCGTTGAGGCGATATGAGTAGACAACTGACAACGGCCATGCAGTCGGCGGTTACTGCCGATATAGTCCGTCCTATTACTTTAGTGCAATGTTTTTTTGACAGCGGCAATGTGAATTTATGGAGCGGTATTGGGAACCTGACAGTTGATAGCGTTGACTATGTAGGCGCAGGCACATTACTAAAAATCAGTGAAGTCGTCGAAAGCGCAGAGCTATCAGCCAACGGCATGTCCGTTGCGTTATCAGGAATTACTGAGCCTTTATTGTCTAAAGCTAGGGATGAAGATTACCAAGGCCGCGAGCTTAAAGTTTTGCTTGGTGCAATGGACGCATCTAACGGCGTTGTTGCTGATCCTGTTATTGTGTTCAGTGGCTTTATGGACACCATGATAATTAACGACGGCGCAGAAACAGCGGCAATTCAAATTACGGTAGAAAACCGTTTGATTGAATTTGAGCGAACCCGTGTTCGACGTTATACGGCTGAAGATCAAAAAATTGACTATCCGACTGATAAAGGTTTGGAGTTTGTAGCTGAAATGGCTGAGAAGGAAATCGTGTGGGGACGATCTAGCGTTTCCACAGCGTCAGGCCCCGACGGTGGCCCTGTTCGTGAAAACCCTTCTGATTTGCCATAAGGAGAAGAGGCATGGATTTCGCACTAGAAAACTTAGCTAAAGTACGTCGTGAAATTGAGCCTTTGCTTGAAGAGCATTGGAAAGAAATTGCGCTCAACAAAGAAAAAATTAAGCTAAACCCTGATTGGCGAGCGTATGCTGATCTCGATTCGATCAACGCGTTACGAATCTACACGGCGCGGAAAGACGGCAAGCTCATGGGTTACTTTGTCGTTATTGTTAGCAAGTCACTGCACTACCGCGATCACTTGTTTGCTAACAACGACATTATCTTTTTGACTAAGGCCGCTCGTAAAGGGCTGACAGGCGTTAAGCTGATTAAGTTTGCGCTCGACGCATTAGAGGCAGAAGGCGTTACCAAAGTACATATCAACACAAAAGCGCATCAGCCGTTTGACGCGATTCTTGAGCGTTTAGGCTTTGACGAAATTGAGCGCGTTTATAGCTTAATGCTGAGGTAAAAATGGCAGTTTCTACTATTGCAGGTATAGCCTCTGGCCTTGGTTATGCTATAGCGACTGAAACCTTTAAGTGGATCGTTTTTGCAAAGTTTTTTGCGCTTGGCGCTGGCTTGTCTATGATTTCGCGCGCCCTAGCGCCTAAACCGAATTTGGGGGCGCAATTAGAGGGCATTACGCAAACGACAAGAGAGCCAGCAAGCCCGCGTCAGCTAATTTACGGACAAGTGCGAGTTGGCGGACAAGTCGTTTTCCTTTCACATTCAGGCGATGATAATAAATATCTGCACTTAGCTATTGCCTTCGCAACCCATGAAATTGAGAGCTATGAAGAGATTTGGTTCAACGACAATCGTATATGGACGTTAAGCGGTGGATTCGTAGACGACTGGGGTACTTACGTCACTATTGATCGTAAATTTGGAACCGAAGGACAAGCGGCATCTACCGATTTGGTGAACGCTAATGTGCTTTGGACAACAGATCACAAGCTATCAGGCATTGCTTATATTGCGTTTAGGCTTGAGTGGAATCAAGACAAATTTCCGCAGGGTGTGCCAAACATTACCGCAATTTTAAAAGGCCGAAAGGTGTACGATCCTCGCACATCCACAACGGCTTACAGTCGTAACCCCGCTTTGTG